TTCCAACGACTTCTCCGTGCGCTCCTGCAACAGTTTCTGTTATATAATCACCATTAACACTATTAGAGGGCCAGTAGTATGCTAAGGCACTGTCGTCTGACTCTATAACTGTTTTGATGCTTGTATTTATAGTATTCAAAGGAGTATGTACAAAACCTCCACTATCCTTATGAATGCTGCTGATAATAACATCATTAACAGTATCTATTCTAATATTTGGTATTTTAATCGAGGCGTTAGATATCGAAAAGTTTGCGTGCGCTTTATCTAACTCTAGTAAGGTGTTGCTTTGTATACTAACCACTCTACCAAGCACGAGAGGATCGTTTCCTCCTCCTCCAGATACCAAATCGCCCACCTGTAGTTCAGTTGTAAATGAAGTGCCTGAACCTGTCATTACAGAAGCCCCTGCCGCTTTAGATATAGTACCGCTTAAATCAGAGCCCCACCGATCTGTAGCATTGCCTGTTCCTGCATCATACCAATACTGCACTCCATGAGTCGTATCATTATAAAGCTTAACCAGCTTTAAGCGATCAGACGAATCTGAAGAATCTAAAAGAATATAGTATAGACTTGATTCAAAAACATTTCCGTCTCCTGGTGTAAAAGTAATTACCGGAAGGTCTGAGCAATCTTGTTGCCACAAAGCCGCTGTGGAAGAGTTGTTTGTAATAGTAAGAGCATTGCCTCCAGGCTTCATAGTGTAGGCATAATCTTCAAATTGATATAACCCCGAGAGATCTACGAAACTGCCTACATCTATGGTTCCTCCAACTAGCACACCATATGGATAGCGTTGGCCTTTAGCCGAGTATTTACCAACTCCTGTCGTAGTAATTAACGTTGGCTTAGATTTATTATCAAGAGTATTTATAGTTCTTAAAGCAAAGTTAATAGAGCCTTCAGGTATTCCAGAAAAAGAAGCACTTCTAGCATCCTTGCCAAATCTCATAGGAGAAGGAGTTCCTGGAAGATCATGATGAAGCTCATAACCTGACAGAAACTCATAGTAGTTAGAAGCGCCTCCATCAAGTGTTGTTTGTGTGTTCCCTGTGGCAGGTGCATCAGATTCCGCAACAGTTATGGTAGTAGCTAGTGTAGCGGGAGGAGCCCAGAAGAGTTGTACTGTTTGTCCTGCCTGTTCACTGGAAGCGGATATAGTACTATAAAAGTTGGAAACTTTCGGTACAGCATCCGTGGAAGTAATTCTAGGTAATACAGGGTCTGCAATATACGTTGTGAAGTCTGTTTCAATGGCAGAAAACTTTTCATCGTAGTGTGCGACAGCAATTATCTCATAAGTGTTTTTGTCCGATTCAGTTACAGACAAAATCTTATAAGGCTGAGCGGAGCTTGCAACAGTTGCTCCACTATTATCTGTCTCTTCAAGTACCCATATGTGTGATTTAGTTACTGCCCCTGTGAAAGCTTCGCTAACAGTTAGTGCTTTTATATTTGAGCCTGCGCTAGTACTAACAGTTCTCTGTTCTACAGTAGTATAGTCTGACCATGTCAATAAAAGTGCATCTGTTCCGGTTTGTGTCGCTTTTGCATTTACAGAATCTGCTTCACTATTTATAAGTTGAAAAGTATAACTACCGTCTCCGTTACTATCTATATAGGCTCTTTTGATTAGGTCTCCTCGAACATAATCGACAGAGTTAATTGTAGCGCTCTCCTGTGCAAGAAAAGCAGAAGGCTCTATAAAAACTACGCTTAGCTTATAAGTAGAATTTGCATTTAAAGTAACAGGTGAGTCCAAGTTTACCGTATTATTTGTATATGAGATCTGTTGGTCATTGTATACACGCAAAGAAGACTGCAAGACTCCAGACCAAGGCTGTACAGAAGCATACTCGCCTGCAATAGCAGCGCCTTGTAGACCGTAGCCGCCTAAGTTAGCGCCTCCCCAGTTGTTTGATTCTACTCCTGACGCGTCTGTAGTTGTTGCATCTATTATAAGGCGCCCATCAATCCATAGACGTCCTCTACCTGGAGCCGTAGGGTAGGCCTCCCAAGTAACCGTATGAGATCCTCCGTCAAATTCCGGAATAGTGCTGATCGCTACCTTTTCACAAATTGCTAAAGTACTAGTAGCTTGTGTTGCAGCGTCGCCCTTGCTAAATCTATATACTAGCTGAGGCGCTCCACTATTCTCCAGCACGCCTACAAACATTCCTCGACCAGTGCCGCCTTTCTCAAATAAGCACTCATTCTGACTGAATGTGGCAGGCAGTACAACATCACAGGCCATAACAACAGGATCACTATAGTCAGCGTTAGCCAACCCTGTAGCTTGCTCAGCGATAATGCCTGCAGGGAATGTCTGAGATAGAGTAAGCCCCTTTTCCATGTTACTAGACAATCTGCCACTATATCTTACATTATTTTTATCTGCGTCTTGTACATTTACAACGTCTCCAGGGAATAAGTAAGCCCCGTTTAAGCCTGTTGCAAACTTTACCAACTCTGTCTGATTGGCGGCAGTCCATAGCTTCCATCTACCGTAACGAAGAGCCTGGCCCTGAGAAGCACAGCCAAATGCAGCAGCATCCTGGCTTATAATTTTACCTGTTTTAGCAATATTAGCCCTGTCTTCTACAAGTAGTGGCTCTAACTTATAATTGTTGTCCGGATTATTCCAGCTTACAACTACTTGNTTAACCCTAGTTTTACTNCCAGTACCTTCATAGTTAAAGCTTCCATCTATAACATTACTTTTTGAAAAGTTNTANACCGGGCCGCTAGGCGCATCTTGTATAGCTGTTATTTGTCCATCTATAAAGTACAGTAGTGAGCGGAATGTGGTCATCATATCTTTTAAGATCTTGAATGCGTCAGCTTGNTTTGTAAGGAATATATTAGAAGTAAAACGAGGCTCATAGCCNCCCTTACCGTCTAGTACTAACTCATCGCAGTATCTACCTATTCTATACAGTTGATAAATGTCAATATCGCTCTTTGAAAGGAAATCTCCAAGCCCGTATCTATTGTTTACAAGTATATCATAAAACACCCAGGCAGGGTTATTTGTATACACCAAAGTATCTCGGAAAGAACCGTCCCAATCTTGATAATCGTTTTGAACTACGCCATTACTATCTCTAGTATAGACTGCCTGATTTGTCCCGTTCTCCTCTCTTGTTACATAGTTAGAAGGCACTCGTACCATAGCGCCTCTAAGATGGTAGGATCTTTTGGGCATATTTTGAAATTCTTTTGAACTGAAACTTACTTTTGCCATCGCCGAGTAAGGGTGGCTCAACTTCTCTTTAATTATAGCAGTTGTAGAGGATAAAGAAGCCAAGGTTTGGTTTGACCAATCCTTTTTTCTAATACCATTTTGATCATATCCATCATTCTGGTGATCTGTTTTTCTGCTGATTATAAATTTAAAGTCAGAGAGAGGCTGGTATTGAGCCATATCGACTACTATATTAAAAGATAAAGCACTTTTACTTTTGGCTTTATGAATTAAGTTATTATGTAAGGCAAAGGTCGCATCATAGTCACTCTCCCCAGGTCTTTTTATAGCAAGCTCAACCAAATACTCAGCGCCTGTGTGTTTCTCCTCGCCGCCTCCGTCCATAGCATAAAGAGAGGGGTACTGCCAGGTTATACGAGCTTCGTCGATTTCTCGCAACTGTGAGGCGGTAAGATTAAAACCAGACGCTGCTCCTCCAATTAGCTCCTTAGGGGCTTGAGCGCCACTGCCTTGATCATCGCTATATCCTGTGGTCCACTCTATGGCACCTCCCGCACTGGGAGTGTTTGATATAGCTGTGGAACCTTCGCCGCCTTGTCCTGTAAAAGGGGTCTGATCTCTGGTACCTGCTCTGAACTGAGTTTGTACTCCTCCGTAAGTAGTCAGAAGAGTGTCTTGAACGTTGGCTATATCATTTTTCAGCCCTCCTGTAACATTAAAGCTGTAGCTGGCTGTAGTATCTGTCCAGGCAGTAGCAAGTGTTAGGGTTTTGTTGTTAATACTGGAAATTTCTACACTTCTATCGATAAATAATTTATAACTCCCAAGTGCCGTTTCAAAACCTGAGTTGATCTTGGCACTTCCCGGCAAGAAGAATGCACTTGATTGATTTCCACTACCCCCAGATGTAGTGTAGCTTAGCCAGCCTGCTATAGGAATTCTGAGATCTTCGCTGTCTTTTGCTGTTGGTACTAGGGTGGCGACTACATAAGAAGCGGGGCTATATCTGGTGTTGCGCTTAGTGAAATAGCTGGCGAGTATTGAGCTCGCTCCTCCGGATACATACAATAGTCGAGTGTTGCTGGCCAACCCCCTTCGCGCGCCGCTTATTCGGTTAACTGAAACCGCTATA